AGCAGCTTTACAAACAACTGAATAAAAATGATTATTAAATAAAATTTATTATTAAATAACGTATGTTTTAAGATGACCAACTCTGATAGTGGTATCAACATAAATTTCAAAACCAGCTTTTAATATTTTTTTACAAAATGACACGTCTTCGCTACATATATCTCTGTATTGTTTATGTTCAAGTCTTTCACTTTCAAACCATGGATATTGTATTTTTTCAATAACTCCCTTTTTTATTAACATCCATCCTAAACCACTATAAGAAACTTTTAAAAATTTATTATCAATTAATTCACAATTATTTCTTTTATTTTCTAAAATTGTATCATCTAAGAATTGAAAAGTTCCATTATTTTCCCAATAATTTAAATCCCAATTTTCAACAACAGCATATTTAGTACCACCTTCCATTTTATATAATCCACAAACAACATCTTTATTTGCGACTAGTAATTTAATAAAATTTTGTACAGAAAATATAATATCACTATCTATCCACATTATATAGTCATAATCAATTTTTCCATCAAAAGGTTTTTGGTCAGGACCTCTTCTATTATCACCACATAAACAACTTGAACGAGCAAAATGAACCATGCTACTATATTTTTGTGATATTATAACTTTAATATCTTGTTTTATACACCATTGTAATAATTCAGACCATGCTGTTAAAAATTTACCAGAAAAATTATTACCAGGTAAACAAAATACTATTTTTAAATTCCTCTTTTCTTCATTCATTTATTTTTGTTTTCAATTTAAATAAATAAATTTTATTAAATTTTAAATAATTTATTCTTAAAATAAAATAAACATTAAATTAAATTATGACTAATAGAATTACAAATAGTGAAATGGATGAAATTTTAGAAAAAATAGATTTTTCTTATCCTTTGTCTATTAAAAATATTTCAAATCAATTTAATAATTTATATTCTAAAGACAAATCAAAAAAAGTTAAAAGAGATTATCTAATTTATTATTTATGCAAATCTAATAAATATAGAAGAGTTGAACCAATTGAATTATCATCTAATAAACACAAAGTAAGTGTTTGGACAAAAGTTTAAAATTCGTAAATTATAAAATAAAAATAATATAAAGAATTAATTAATATAATAATATGTTTAATAAATTTTTTATATTTTCAAATAATATTAATACTAGAATGTGTAAAATTAATTTACCTTTTACATTATATAGAAAAAAAAATAGTTTTTTAAATTTTTTTTCAAGCAAAAAAAATAATAAATTAGAAAAAACAAATAAAGAAAATAAATCTGATTTATCTAATGATAATAACGCTGAAACAGATTATAAATATTTAAAAATAGAAGAAATTGAAATGGATGATGAAAATATTAGGTCTCCTGTAATCAAAGAATATTTTATATAAAAATATAAATAATTAAAAATAAATATTAATATTAATTATACTAATGATACAAGAAATTGGTTATTTATTATTATATATTGCTGGATTTGGTTTTTCTGATTATATTGTTAAATATTATAAATTAAAATATATAAATTATTTATTATATTATCTATTTATTTTAATATTAGGTTTAATATTAATAAATAAACAAAAAATTAATAATAAAAAATTGTTAATATAAATATAATAAAAATTATTTTATTAAAATTTAAGAATATGATTATTATTTTTATAATTTTTGAATAGAATAAGAAAAAGTTTAGTTCTTAATTAACTCTTTCTTATTTTTTTTTGTTTTTTTTAGTTTTCTTGATCATTTTCATCCTCACTGCTGCTGGTGTCATCACTGTCTTCTCCTGCGTCGTTTTGCTCTTCACTGCTGCTAGCGCCATCATCGTGTTCTGCGTTGTCATTTTCTTGTTGTGCGTTGAAAAAACTGATTTCTTGTTCAATCATCTTTTGCAGTTCTTTGGCGTGAAAAGGGCTTTCATTGATTTTTTCGAGGATGAACTTGCAGAGTTTGAAGTGACTTCCACGTCCAGTGAATCCGGCGTCTTCTTTTTCTTCTTCGGTGAGGAGCAAATCTTTGAACTTTTCCTGAAAGTCCATGGTCTTGTAGTGTGACACGATGACAGAGAAAGCGGTTGGCTTTGTCTTCTTCTTTTGTGTTTTTGTGGTGGATTTCTTCATGGATTTCTTCGGTTTGTCAGATTTGTTGAGCTGAAGCTTTTGAATAAACTGCTCTTTGAGCGATGTGATTTCTTCTTCGTTTTGTTGAAGAGCGGAGTTTTTCAGAAGTTCTGCGACAAAAGAGGTGAGGATTTCTTGTTGTTGATTCTTCACTTCCGTGATGACAAGAGTGTTGAAGTTTTCAATGAGAGAGACCATTTTGAAAGTTGCGGTTTTTGGTATACACACTAGTATTTGTTAATTAGCTAAGAAATTTTGATATATTAAAATTCAAATTTTTAAAATATAAAAAATTTGAATTTATTTGATTTATATTATAAATAATATAAACAATATAAACAATATAAACAATATAAATAATATAAACAATATAAATAATATAAATAATATAAATAATATATTATTTTTATAAAAATAATTTTTTAAATTATATATTTTTTTATTTTTTAATATATTATTAAAAAATTGCTTAATTGGAATAAGCTAAACCACCCATACCGGACATAACGCGAAGTACGTTGTAGTTAACAGCATATATATTAACAGTGTTACTGTTATTAGCAATTTTAAGTTGAGCGTTATCAATTCTTGAGAAATTGCAAGTACCCGATGGCTGATGTTCTTCGGGTTTAAGGGCGAATGAGTATACAGCAATTTGTGCTGCGGAAGCTTTTAATGAAGCAGCAGCTACTATAGTTGCAGAACAATCGAGAGGTGTACCAGTGTGGTGTTGCCATACTTGTGTTTGTGTAAAATATTCACGGGGTCTTTCGGCAAATCGGTCGTGACCATTAAGAACAAGTTTTGTATTTCCTGCACTTAAATTACTTCTAATACCATCAACACTAACAGCACCTGTCCATACAAGTTCTTTGACGGGATGATTGAAGTTAAGGTCAATGGAAGAACCACTGTTCGAGGTGTGTTGAAGTTGTTCAATAAGATATTCGTGCGAAACTTGAGCGAAACGTCTGCGTTCATCAGTATCAAGATAGATATAGTCAGCCCAAAGTTTTGTATCATTAGAATTGAGAGTAACACCTGTAGGTGATGCAAATGAGACACTTATTTTAACTTCGTGGTATTGAAGAGCAATTAATGGAAGAGCAAGACCAGGATTGCGATTGAACCAGAATTGAAGTGGTACACGGCATACTACACTTGTATCAGTTAGTGAATCATTTTGATCACTATCTGTTCTAGTCATACCAACACCGCCAGCACAAGCGAGATTTTGGAAACGAGTACCACTTCCTGCAGAATCTATAACACCCATAACACCTGCAGAATTTGGTTCAGTAAGTTCAGCCCAGGCTTCCATCCAGTGACCCCAGTGTTTATCAATTTGTTGACCACCAATTTGAACTTCAATTTCATTAATAATAGCGTGTCCAACATTCAATCCCTGGAAAGAACCAGTAGTATCATTTCTTTCTACTGTTAAATCGGCTTCAAGATACATACGGCCTACAAGATCACCATTGCGCGAAATAGTAGATGTAACTTTGTTTCCAACTGCAACAGCACCATTAATTGTTTGATCAACTGCTTCCATAGCAAAGTTAGTGTGACGACGGTAGACAACTTTGAAAAAGGTAATTTGAGGATTACCTGTAAGATAGATATCTTGAGCACCATAGGCAACGAGTTGCATTAAACCTCCTCCCATTTTTATATATTATATAAAGAAAAAAATTTTAAAAATTAAACAATAATTAAATATATTTTTATATATTTTATTAAAAAAATAATTATTTTTGATTTTATGTTTAGTTGGAATAAGCCAAACCACCCATACCAGACATAACACGGAGTACGTTGTAGTTGACAGCATATACATTAATTGTGTTAGTGCCTGCTGTATTGCCATTACCAGCAATTTTAAGTTGAGCGTTATCAATTCTTGAGAAATTGCAAGTACCCGATGGTTGGTGTTCTTCGGGTTTAAGGGCGAATGAGTAAACAGCAATTTCATCAACAGAAGCTTTTAAAGCTCCTGCAGTACCATCAGCACAGTTTACAGGTGTACCAGTGTGGTGTTGCCATACTTGTGTTTGTGTGAAATATTGAGGGGGTCTTTCGGCAAATCGGTCGTGTCCATTAAGAACAAGTTTGGTATTTCCACTTGGAAGTACTGTTCTAGTACCATCACTCGCAACATTACCAGTCCATACAAGTTCTTTGACGGGGTGATTGAAGTTAAGGTCAATCGATGGACCAGTGTTTGATGTGTGTTGAACTTGTTCAATCAAGTATTCGTGAGAAACTTGAGCGAAACGTCTGCGTTCATCAGTATCAAGATAGATGTAGTCAGCCCAAAGTTCAACATTAGAAGGAGTAATTTCAGCATTGGCAAATGTTACACTAACTTTAACTTCGTGGTATTGAAGAGCAATCAATGGAAGAGCAAGACCAGGATTACGGTTGAACCAGAATTGAAGAGGAACACGGCATTTAGGATTATCACTTGCTGAAGCTAATGAACCACCAGCACGAGCAAGATTTTGGAAGCGGGTACCTGCACTATTAGCTGCATCACCTAAAACACCAGCATCATTTGATTCAGTGAGTTCAGCCCAGACTTCCATCCAGTGACCCCAGTGTTTATCGATTTGTTGACCACCAATTTGGACTTCAACTTCAGAAAGTGCAGTATGACCAGGATTGTAATTAGAATCAGTGATTGTAGTATCAAATTCAAGATACATACGGCCAACGAGATCACCATTGCGCGAAACAGTAGATGTAACTTTGGCACCTTTACCTGCAGTACCATTAATAGTTTGGTCTACAGATTCCATAGCAAAGTTGGTGTGACGACGGTAGACAACTTTAAAAAAGGTAATTTGAGGATTACCAGTAAGATAGATATCTTGAGCACCATAGGCAACGAGTTGCATTAAACCTCCTCCCATTTTTATATATTATATAAAGAAAAAAAAAAATTAAAAAATAACTTAAAAATTAATTTAAGGAATTTTTAAATTTAAAATAAAATTAATGAAAACAACAAAAAAAAATAAAAGAAAATGTAATTATGAAAAAACAACACATACATTAGATATTTGTCACGAAAAACAATTAAAAGAATTTGAAAATAAATATAATAATATTGAAAAATAAACAAAAGATAAAAAAAATATAGAAAAAAAAATA